GTTGTGGCTGTGGTTGTGGGGGCTGCGCTGCCACATTCATCTGTGGTTGTGGCATTGCGTCTGCAATTGCACTCAATGCACCCATATCACCAGCGCCCATCCTCTCGCGGATCTCTGCGACTTTGTTCATCAGATATTTATTCATATCCATTGGAGGGTTACCTTGTGGTCCACCCTGCGCGGGAGAAGGCACAGGGGGACCACCTTGTGGACCCTGCTGTGGTGGCAATCCACCAAAAGCAGCAGGATTAATTGGAGGGAGCCTATACTGGGGGTACATTGTTTTTAATTGCCTCCATTTGGATTTTAGCTGCGTTCTTTTCTCGCTCAAGCTGCAATTCTGCCTCTAGCTTGGTGACCTTGGCCTGCAAATCGGCTTGCGCCTTGGCCATGTCGATCTCCATATCCTGACGCGCCTCTGCCTCTTTGATCTGAATATTTGACTGAGCCTTGGCCTGATCTGCTTCGATCTGGGCTTGGGTTCTCGCCTTCAGAGCTTCTGTCTCCAACTTGGCCAGCTCTTGTGCGTATTGCAACGGATTTCCTTGCTGCCCCTGTTGAGCACCTATGCCTCGGATTGCCTCGATTTGCTTCATCTGAGGTGACGCAGCCACAACTTGCGCTGCGCGTTGGCTGATCAGTCGATCTTGCTCTGGATCTACATCCTCGAACTTGATCATCTTTTCTTTGAAATCGGGCAGTGGAGGCATTGGCATATTGACACTTGCTGCCATGCGTTGGCGATACAGCAGCGCGATATGCTCTGCGATGTGTGCGATCAACACAGGCTGCATTGCCTTCGCGCCGGGGTTGCCTGCCAGTGATGGATCTTGCAGGAACTGCATGTGAACCGCAATGTGCGCGTCATGGTCTTGCTCTGGGAATGCGCGGATTGGCTTGCCGTACATCACGCTCATGTTCTCATCAATTGGGTCCATCTGAACAGCGTCTTCTGGCTTCTTCAGTATCTCATCGATGTTTGGTATGCGGATTGCTTCGTACATCCGCTTATATGCTGAATACAAATCATGGAGCTGGGGAGCAGATCGCGCCATTTCCAAGACAGCTTGTGCCTGTGCGATGCGCTGGGCTGTAGAAAAGATATTCGGGTCCGACACTGGCACGATGTCAATGCGATCATCAAAGTCGCTGCGATAGATAACATCTGCCGCTCCAACCTTTGCAAAGCTGAACTCATCAGGCAAATTCTCTGCGTTCAATTCAGCCAGCAGCTTGAACTCTTGACCTTGCGCGTAGTGCAACCGTTTGTGGATTGCGCTGAATGCCTTGGACCCCTGCTCAATCAAAGCGACTGTAGATCCAACTGGGGCGTTGGGGTTCACGTCACCGACATTGAGATCTGCCGTACTAGCAAATCGCTGACCAGCATCAACCATGTAGCCAAGCAGATTGAACAGAGAGCCCGAAGGCTCCTTGAACGGCAGCGGCATGATCGCCTTGTTGACATCATCAACTGTACTGTCGAGATCCACAAATTCACCGGGGCTGATCTGCATATCGCCGCCATTGACACGGCCACGCAATTTGAATCCACCCTGCATGTTTGCAAATGCGGCACTGTCGAGTAGGGCGCGGAGCGATCCAGTCGCTGCTTTGCCCAAGCCACCGATCATGTGGTACAGTCCAAAGCCATAGAACCCTAGACCGGGCAAGAACTTGTAGCTCACAAACCAGTCACGGCGCTTCTTCATCTCATCGTCTTGCTTCCAGTTGCGTCTAACACTGACAACGCGCTGGTTTTCATAGTCGATGGTTATGACATATGGGATGGCGACAGCATTTTCGTCTGCCTCATCGCTATCCATTTCTTTGCCATCGATGCCCTCGAACAAATCATAGACGTGCATTTCGAGCAGCGTCATCACATCGTCTTGGCTGTTGTCGCTGTATTCATCGACGCCTTCGATCTCTCCGATCACGTCATCAATAGGATCGATGCTATCACCAATGTAGGCTGTCGGGAGATAGTAACCGTTCTGGACGTAGCGATTGAAATCATTTTTCGGCATACGGATGACGTGAGTGTAGCGTGGGCTGGTGTAGAGATCCTTGCTCTCTGGAGCCACAACAAAATCTTCAGCCTTTACGAACTGGCTGCACTGCCGATCCATGTTGGCATCCCACCAGACCTTCTTGAAAGTGTGGCCGATCAGCGGAAGGTGGAACAGCATTTGGTCCAGATCAGGGAAATACTCAGGCATTTCCTGCGTGATCTGGTAATTCATAAACTCGCGCACCCTGCGAGCTTGCTCTTCCATTTTTTCGTCTGGCTCACCAACAATGACAGATTTGACTGGACCACCTGATGGGTACAGCTCCGCGACAGCGCGAGCGTTAAACTGGGTTGCTGCTTCTGCGATTAGTGGGTGGATAACGATGGACAGACCGCGAGTTGCGCGTTCATCCTCGCTTTCATCAAGGCCACCGTCTGGGTCTAGCGTCTTTAGACCCTGCTTGTAGCGATGCTCCCACTCAGATCTGGCTTCCTTATCGTTCTCAAAGAACTCGATCAGCTCTTGCGCCTTGCGCTCCAGCTCTCGTTCATCGATTGCTTCTGCAAGGTTTTGATCAAACTCTGCGTCCTCGACTTCCTGCATCATGTCTAATTCTGGATCACCAATCAGGACATCGCCGTCTGGCAGCTCTTCGATCATTAGATTGTCGGCGGGAGCGCCTTCAGCAAATGGGATAATGTTTTCTGGTTCAGCCATACATCGTCATCCTTCTAGTCTCTACAAAATCGTCATCATCGGGATCTTCGCTATGCCCAACAAACCATCCTCTGCGTAAGCGTAACCAAGCCTGTGTGCATGTATCAACAACATCATCATTCGGATGTGCTGGAAACGCCGCGCATATATCAATTAAATCTTTAGCCCACTTTCGATTGGAAGGGAAGAAAATCCTGCCATCTTCCAAAAGTGCGCTCGAAGCATGGGCGCGAGCTTCCTTGTCTCGGTCTGGGCTGTAGGCCAGAACTGGTACGCCTGCCATGCGTAAATCTTGCAGGAGCGACTGGCCTGACGCTTTCTTCTCAATCAGCACTGCGTCGGGCTCCCAGTCATCGTATGCCTCTTGAGCCAAGCGCCGTAGGTCAGGATAGCTGACTTTGTCATACCAACACTCAAGCACAATAGCGCAATCGTGGCCATTGTGTTTAAACACGCCCCACGTTGTTCGTGCGCTGAAGCTCGAACTTTCCTTGGCCTCGAATGCTGTGTCATACGACTGCAAGACGTAATCGATTTCGGGCAGATCTTCCTTCTCCCACGGAACCCACCAGCTCGCCTTTAGGATTCCACCACCCTTTGGCGATGGGCGCTGCTGGAGCTGCCCAGCCGCTGCGTAAGTGCCAAGGCTGCGCTCTAGGTTTGATAGTGTCCTGTCATCGATACGTTCAGGCCAGAGCAGCTCACCCTCCTCTGTGCGTGGATCTGAGAACCCCAGCATTGACTGGCTTGGAGTTGGGTGACCAATTTCGTATCTGGCAGGCAGGCATAGGTGATCCCACTCATCACCAAGCTGATTTGAGAGGATATGCCCGGTCAGATCTTGCTCATGGACGCGCTGCATTATGATAACGAATGCGCCAGTGCGGGGATCGTTGAGCCGCGTCTGCATCGCCTGATCCCACCACTCCAGAACGCCCTCACGCACCTTGGAGCTGTCGCTGTCCACTACGTTGTGCGGATCATCGATGCAGATGATGTCACCGCCATCACCAGTCAGAGCGCCACCCACAGACGTTGCTATGCGGTATCCTGTCCTGTCGTTCTCGAACCTTTGCTTCTGGTTTTGATCACCAGTCAGCGCGAACCTGTCACTGAAGTGCGACTGATACCAAGGGCTATCGATTAGTCGGCGGCACTTGGTGCTATCTCTGATCGACAGAGAGCTTGCGTAAGAGGCATACAGGAACTTCTTGTGTGGCTGATGGGTCCACGTCCACGCTGGCAGCGCAACGGCCACGCTGATCGACTTCATGTGGCGTGGCGGCACGTTGATGATCAGTCGTTTGATGTCTCCCTCGACAACAGCCTGAAGGTGATCGCTGATTGCATCGACATGCCAATTGTTCTGGAACTCCACGCCCGGTTCAATCGTCGGCCATGCGTTCCTCGTAAACTCCCTCAATGATCTGCGGTACTTCTCCGCTCTGACTTGCTCCAGAGTTAGATTGCTCAAAAGCTCTTTCAATTGCGCTGAGTTCATTGATGCCAATCCTTGTGAGATCTAATGTTATTGTTTTTTCCTCGTGAACCTTTGTCTCGGTCTTATCCACCCAGCCCGCGCGGTTCTTGAGGTAGAAGATCATCGCGGTGTTATCACGATCTATCGTGGCCTTTTCATAGAGAGCATTGGTTACTTGCTGTACGCCCTCGGCCTCGCCACCTTTTATGGATTCCGAAAATTCCGAATTTTCAGCCTGATGAAGCATAAAGGTTGAGACTGATATACCCAGTGCGCCAGCACACTGTTCCTTGGTCAAACCCTGCGCCATGAATCGTCTGGTGTTTGCCAGAACTTCCTCTGTGACCTCGAACTTCGGCCTACCGACAGGGTTCTTTGATTTTTTCTTTGCCATGTGAGTACCTTTCTCAGTTAGAGCTTATTTTATAATTTCAGAAAAAGAAAGACCCGCCGAAGCGGGTCAGTTGACCAATCTGTCACAGGCATGATGATTGGTGGGTAGAATACAAAATAATATATTTTGTTTACCACAGCGAAACCGCTGTAACAAGCAAAACAAGAACTATGATTGCAAACGCTGATCCTGCCATCATTTTCTTTGACCATCCTTCCCTTGGTTTGTCTGAGTGAATATCGACATGTCCTCGCAGATTGATTGAGATCCACTCACCAACTCTTGCTGGCGCTTCGCCATATTGCGTGTGAACCCAGAGCTTCTTAGATCCAGCGCGTTTGCTGGTGTTGTCTTGAACCCAATCTGGGAATGTAGATTTAAAGCCAGTGAACTTCCAAGATTTAATGATCATCATTTACCTCTTCTATGGATTGAACAATATTTTTTTTGTTGTGAAGTTAGCGGCTCTCCACAAAGTTTACCCATGAATGCTCTGCCTTCGCCTATGACATATTGCTGGCATGTTTCAAATTTTTCTTCTGGCCCTCTTTTTTCCCCTTTATCAGATCTGTTCTTTTTTACTTTTTTTACTTTTTTAAATTCTACATTTAGCCAGTCTTGGATTATTTTTTCTGATACGTTTTTTTTACGCAGTTCGTAGATTATTTCTTTAACAGCTACTTTTCCAACATGTATTGTTTCCAAAAGTTTTTGTTGTGATACATTTTCAAGAAACTCTGTGAAGGTCATATTTTCTGCCCCCAGATATCTTATTGCATAGTAAGGCTTATATGACATAAATAGGTCACCCATTGTTGTGGCATTTTCCCCCCGCTCAAACACCTTTTCTTGTCTGGTTCCCATTATAATACGGCTTCTTGCTCGCTCTCTGCTTACTCCCAGCTCATTGCCTACTTCTCGGAGAGTTTTACCAGACCGACTGAGTTTAAGTGCGCGTTGATTAATTTCGTAAGTTCCAATGACCATCATTTATCTCCAAACATTTTATTCATCAGGCTCTCACCCTTGGGCGTGAGACTAATGCTTCGGTGACGCCTATCATCATGCATCATTTCTATTTCGATCAGCTCTGCCGCCTTGACTTTGCCTCTGCTATTACTGGAGAGCGAGTGCAGCAATCTATTGAGAGTAGATTTCTTCATACCTATTCTCTCGGACAGATCTGCGCTGGTGATTGGCTGCTTCTGGCAGATGATTGAGAACACTAACATGTGATTGATTGATGTCTGAGTTGAATCTAGTACACCCAGAAACTCTTGAATTTGATTTTCCATTCTATTCATAGCACCACCGAAAATATTAATATTATATAGAGGGTCAGCATTAAGCATAACCCTCCAAATATATCTCCTAAGACGCCAAGCGCGTCCTCCATTTCACGCAAAATATCGCGCAATTCTTTTATCTTATCCATTCTTCAACTCCTCATTTGCGTGGGCATCTCTCACAAGTTCCAAAATAAATTCAGCAATACTATCACATTCCAGTTGACGAGTTTGAGTAGCCAGCCAATCAACTTGTTCGTTTGTTAGTGCGTCCAAGACAGTAGATACCGACCCCAGCCTGATGTAGTTTTTGTGGTGACGAGCGTGTGAGATTGCCTTTTTAAATATTGGAGGCAATTCGTTTGCTTCACGACCACGTCGGAGTGCAGAGTTTACCTTATTGAACTTGAACCCCAGCTTTGCTGAGATTTCTCTGGCAGACAAACCCTCCCTAGATAGCTGCCATATTTTCAAGGTGTCTGGCTTCCTCGAATAGCTCCGCAACAATTCATTAATGGATGTCTTGATCATACCGTAACCTCAACATCGATATCACACTCATCGCCTTCCTGTTCATTCAATTCCAATGCCCTTTCGAGAGCAGACTCATACGTGGGGAAAGTTTCGATAACTTCCTCACCATCCTCATAGGTTTTTCTGATGATCACCTTCATTCCGCTTCCCCCTCGATTTCACGAAGCGCACGTTTCAAGGATCTCTTGATGCGCTTCGCACGATCTGGAAGGACAAGACCGTCCAACCCTTCGATCAGCCATTCGAGTTCTTGCTCTGTGGCTGACACTTGGACGGCAGGGAGTAAGCACACCCCACCATCGATATTTGTTTGCTGAATAAAATTCATGCCGCCGCCTCCTTTTTTGAGAAGGCAGCATAAAGATCTCTGGCCGCTTCATGCCAAGACTTTTTGGTTATTGGGCTTTCGCCTCTGACGTGATGCCAAGTTGAGGTATCGCGTGTTGTGCCACATGGAGCTGTTGTGGTCTTATAGATCTTGCCGATCACGATATATTTATCGTCGCCGTAACGCTTCCAGAGGATAATCCCTTCTGCGTATTCTCCAGATCCCTCGACGCGGCATCTGATGTCGAAGCCATTCTTTTTGTATTCCATTCTGCGTATAGACATTACACGATCTCCTTTGATGGAATTGATTTTACGAGTGCTTCTATGCCGCCTTTGGCATACTGGTATGCATCCATTGATGAAAAGCTGTTGTCATAACCCTGTGGGTTATCCATGTTAAACTTGTCACGCGCTGCTTCGAAGCCCATGCCTTGGATGTCTTTGCGAACCGCGTAAAACCCAGCAAGGTAATGTTTGTTTGTTGTGGTCATTAGAAACTCCTCTCCCTCTCTCTATAAAACATACATAAGACATCTGTCATAGATTGCAAGGGGTCATCGAAAGTTTTTTAATGTATTTAATGCTTATTTATTGCAGTCTAGCTGACTGCACTTATTCACCGAGCCCAAACCCCTTATTCTTATAGTATATATAATAGATATATTATTTATTACATTACTACATACTACCTACCCTACCCCTCTCTCTGATACATATGGGGGGGTATTAGGCACTACAGGTGACTGCATTATTGCAATAAATGCAATTAATACTAAGACATTGTTTTAAATAGAGAATACACCGTTATTTAAAAAAGCACTAAATACTGCAATAAATAAAGGCACGAAAAAAATAATTTAAAATAATTTTCACATAGCCCTTGAACATGAGGGCCAGATGTCCTATGTTACTTGTATAGGGCAATGAAGCCCACTACTTAGGAGAGAAAAATGCAAGGCTTTAAGATCACTTACCAAATCGGCTCAGATGACGAAATTGAAAGCCACACAAACATTATCAATGCCGCAGATGCAGATATGGCAGTGACTTATTTGCTAGAACAGAAAGACGAAAATGGTTTTCCACTATCGTCAATTATCATGCTGAAAATCACAAAAGTTGAACGCGTATAACAACAGGGGCTTCGGCCCCACCCACCCATCGGGCAATGAAGCCCACTATTTTAGGAGAACAAAAATGACAAAACTTACAGCACTTATCAACCGCGCAGCAGCAAGCCACACAAAGTTTTATGCAGTGCAAGCGGGTATATTTTTTGACGGCATGGATGACTTGATCACCGCTGTGGAGGCCGAGGGCTTCAGCACACAACAAAACGATGGTGAGCGCGTACTTGTCGGCCACAAGGTGTGGATGACGGCACACGGCGTTATCACGCCTGTCAACACATCTAACCTCTAATCATCGGGGCTTCGGCCCCTTCACTTTTTCAAGGAGTAAAATATGACACCAGAGCAATTCAAAGACGCACGACGTGCGCTTGGATACAGCCAGCAATCTCTGGCAGATGAGTGGGGCATGGGACAGAACGGTAACCGCACCATACGCCGCTGGGAGAGTGGCGAGAGGCCGCTGAACCCGGTGGCCAGTTACGCTATAAAATTAATGTATGATAATATGGAATAATCGTGTGGGTTTCACGGCTGCGTTTGAAAACGAATGCCCAGCGGTGTCACCCACAGCGATCTTAAATCACATCAGATTGTGGTGGTAAAGTCGGTTTACTAGCCAAAATATAATTTGTTTTGAGTGATGGTTTTTTGCTCCAGACGGTCCAAATGAAATCCATTGTGGCGCTCTTTCCACGCTCTGGTGACATCGCTGGACGCCACGTCAGAGCAATCACAGCCAGTGGCTTTGTCTGCCAGAACAGTCTCTGCCGCTTCTTAGCGTGCCAGAATGTGGACTTGGTGAGCATCGCAAACGGAACTTCTTTTTGGGCGCATCTCTCAATGAACTCAGCGGCCAGATTAAATGGTGGATTTGTGATGATACCATCGCAGGAACAATCAGCAGTCAGGAAGTTCATGTTACTATGGCCATAGCCACGGTCATGCAGATCCGTTGAGATCACTCTGAAGTTGCGTTCTTCCAGAACTTTTGAGATCGCCCCATCGCCGCAAGCTGGCTCCCAAATACGCCCACCCCGAAACAGCCAATCAAATCTATCGATCAGTGCGATAGTGCATTCAGGTGGGGTTGCGTAGAAGTCAGCAGCGTTGCGGCTGTTTTTGGGCGACTTTCCCCCGATGACTGTTGATGACTTCATCCCGACAACTCCCCGCCACACGCCATGTATCCACAAGAGTCCTGCCAATGATCAGCATTTTCGGGGGTTGACTTGATTCTGGCGATTTTCAGGAGCGCCATGCAGACGCCAATATCGTGCGGCTTGACCTCCACACCCAGATAGACTGACCAGAGATCAGCTATCATTGTAAAGTTACTTTCCATATCGCCGTGCTGGTCTGCACGATCCTTGGTCACATATTTTTTGGCGGTATCTAAAATTTCTGCTCTATCCATTTTCTATCCTCAATGTTGTGGTGGGGCGAAATAAGCAAACCTTGGCTTGCCCCTCTGACCCTCGTTTGTCTGGCGGTATTCAATACCGCGATCCTCTTGCAGTGCCGCGAAAACTTCTTTGCGCCGTCTGGGTTCCATATTTGCGAAGGCCGACACTGTGCGTGATATCTGACTTTCGGTAATGCCACCCAGACCAGATTTTTCGATCTTGGCGTAGACGGCTTTACACGCTGCATCAAATGGACCCTCTGCCATGTTTGACCTAAACATCTCAATGGTCTGCTTGGCGTAGTGATCGACATAATCGATTGACCACTGCATTGCGTCTGGACCGATTTCATCTTGGCCCATTGATCTGGATATGATCAAAGACAGGCGCATGGCGATCTCTCTGGATCGATTGTACATGGCCTCCAAGCCAGTGCCAGTCTCTCGCCTAATGGCATCCACCAGTCGCTCCTCATAAGATCTGAGCAGTGTCTCAGCCTCAAACGTGAACGGAACCTCAATTGGGTTTGGTGGCATGTCATGTGCATTGCCCAAATCTAAATCACCAATCTGCGCGTGGGCGTGATCCTTTGACCATGTTGCCAGACGTTCTGAGATATTTGATCTGCGTTTTTTCTGGGATAGCTGCACCCCGATCTCAGACTTTACGATAACGAATCGGTTCAGCAGACCAGACGCTACGTCACCACCACCAATTGCCTGCATAAATTCAGACGGCGTTGACATGCCGACTAAGGTCAGGCTGGGGCGCTTTACCACCTTCTCTAGTTTCTCAGCATCTGCCGATTTCATGGTATTGGTTGCGTAGCCTTGCTGTCGGAGCGTGCCATCCTGTCGGCCAAAACATTCCATGATGGATGTTAGTGCATCTGCCTTGTGTTGGTTTCCCTTGGCAGCGGCTGACTTCAGTTGTCGTCCAAGCTCGTCCACTACCGAAACGTGTGTAGGTTTTTTGGTGAGCGTTGAAATCACCCCAGCAGCAGACGTGTAACCAGCGGGTCCGATCAACTCATCAAGCCCGGCCTCTTCGAGCAGCTCTTCGAGGACAGTCTTGGAATGCTCTTTGCCTGATCCTGTCTCGCCAATGTTGAGGAAATATAAAGAAGAGAAGTTTCTCTGATCTGTCACCCAACGTCTACCCATCACCACAGATCCGAAAGCTATAGCTGCTTGGACTGCAAACTGTGGCTGTGGTTTGATTGCTGTGACCGTGTAGTAGTTGACAACATCTTGCAACACGCCCGGTACACTTAAAAGATTTTCTGGTACGCTATCCAGAGGATTGTCGGATGACTTGGCTGGCTTTGATAAAATTTGGTCTGCAATTTTTGCGCCGTGATCGATGGCCTCTTTGTCATATTCATAATCTGGATCATTAGTGACGTTTAAAACTTGGGCGGCTTCTTTGACTGCGTTGCTGACATTGCCCTGATGCTCGTACTGGAGATACAGCTCGAAGGCATCGAAGGTGTGTGCGCTGTCAAAGGGATCGCTGGCATGGTGCGAGTAGGCACGGCCATCATCAAACAATTTTACTCCAGCCAGTTTAGATGTGGAGTTAGGCGACAGGTATCTGCTGCGCGATGTTGGCTTGTAGCCATACTGCACCAGAAGTGTGTGCATGTCGTTGGCCTCATTATAGGCGTCGATCACACTGGTGCTGTCACCTTTTGGCCTTGGCTTCTTGGTGGGCTGAAACTGCGACTTCTTTTTCCAAGGACATATGTCTTGGAGCTGGGTTCTAAATTTATCCCAATCCTTCCAGAGCGTCAGGAGCTGTGTCGGCAGCTCTGGTAGTCCATCCCAGATTGGCATGCCTGACCACTCATACGGACGCCCAGTATCTGGGTGGATCGATGGTGGCAGAACATCTTGCACTGACCCAGCTCTAAGCTCGAAGACCACTTCGGTCTTGCGTGGATCTTTCTCAGTCGGCCACGATATTTTGTGTGTCACAAGATCTGGTGGAGCCTTGAAGATCAGCTTGCCACGATTTTCACGCCCAATGATTTGTGGTGCGGAGTTCATCAGTAAGCTGAAGTCGATGCCCAGCTCCTCAAAAATCAGCTTGGTATTCTCGACGTGATCGATATCAACAGCGCACGTTCCTGATGCGCCATGTAGCAAACCAACATTATGTGTGGGGTTTTTCTCATAGTATGCGCGAGCGGCTTCTGGATCTGACAGTGCCTTTTCTGGCTGCTGCCATCCAAAGCTCGTTGGCCCCTTTGATCCTGCTGGGATCGTGACTAAATACCAGCCCAGTTTTGAGCAATATTCTTCTATCTTCATTTCGAATCACTCAGGTATTCAGAGAGTTTTTTCCATGTGTTCAGGCTGATTTGTTCGTTGCCGTCAGCGACTGCTTTTACCGTTGGGTGGGACAATCCAGATTTCTCTGCAACAACAGTTAAACGCCTGTCGGATAAAGATTTTCGGATGTCATCGATAGGGATCAATGTGGTCATTTTCTGTCCTTTTTTTCAAAATGTGTAAAAATATCTTTACTCTCTGCAAATCTTTCTGTAAACCGATTTTTGTAGAGAGAGTAAGAAAAGGAAAATTGCGATGAGCAATATTGATGGATTGGCCTCCGAGTGGCTAGAAGTGAAGGCGCAAGAAAAAGAAATTATCGCGAAACGCCGTGCGATAGAAGAGCAAATCACAAAGGCATTAGATGTCAAAGATGAAGGCTCAATTTCCCACAAACTGGAACAACACAAAGTCACGCTGACACAGCCTGTATCACGCAAGGTTGATCCGATTGTCTGGGATAAAATCAAAGATAAAATTCCTGAAAATATGCACCCGATAAAGCAGACTATTTCTGCCGACGCGGCGGGTTGTCGTTATCTGTTGGAGAAAGAGCCACGGCTTTGGGCGAAAGTCTCGAAGGCTTTTGAATCCAAGCAAGGCAAGATTGGCGTTAAAGTCGAGCATCTGTAATGCTGGCCGCAACATGTCTGGCTCTGAATGTGTACTTTGAGGCGCGTTCAGAGGCCAGTGTTCTCAGCCAATTTGCAGTCGCGCAAGTCACTATGAACCGAGTTCAGTCGGACAAATACCCTGACACTTTGTGTGGCGTTGTCTGGCAAAAGCGACAATTCAGTTGGACGCACGACGGCAAGAGCGACAAGCCATACGAAAAAGAGGCTTGGGTTCGCGCACAGTGGGTGGCCAAGGTGACACTAGATAACCCCGAAAAAAACGTGGGGTTACTGCCAACAAACGCGCTGCACTATCACGCAGACTATGTCCAGCCAGCTTGGTCAAAGTCAAAATCTCTAACGAGAATAACTAAAATTGGTAAACATTATTTTTACAAAAGTGGAGAAGTAAAATGAAGACTGAAATGGAAATGGAAAAAATGCTGGATGAGATATTCAGCAAAATATTCGGGGGTCTATTCTAATGGCCATTAATTTAAAATCACTGTCGAAACCCACCGGGCAACGGCCAGTCATAGCGACCCTCTTCGGGGAGGGCGGGATGGGAAAGACGACATTGGCTGCAATGTTTCCAAATCCTGTGTTTATTCGAACTGAGGATGGCACAGCCAGCCTACAGGGGAATGAGAACGTCAGCCTGTTTCCGCTCGCTACGTCCACGCAGGACGTGCTGGATGCCATTGAAGTTTTGGCGACAGAGAAACATGAGTTTAAGACAGTTGTGATCGACAGCATTACGCAGTTGGCCACTTTAGTTGAGGCAGAAATTGTCGCTGCCGATCCAAAGGCAAAATCAATAAACCAAGCTGGTGGCGGCTATGGCGCAGGCTATGGCACTGCATCTGAGGTGCATCGTCAAATCCGTGAGTGGGCTGGTAGCCTCGCCTATGAGACTGGCATGAATGTCGTGTTTATTGGCCACGCCGATACTGAAACTTTGGATCTGCCTGATATGGACCCATACGCAAGGTACTGTGTGCGGATGCATAAGAAGTCTATCCCGCACTATACGGATAATGTCGATCTGGTTGGGTTGATCCGACTGAAGACATTTACACGCGGAGATGGCGATAAAAAACGCGCCATTTCCACAGGTGAACGTGAGATCCTGTGCTTTCCACAGGCATCAAGCGTCACCAAAAATCGGTTCAATATCACTGAACCACTGCCATTCACTTTTGATGGCGGCAACCCATTTGCAAAATTTGTAGCAGAGTAAGAAAAGGAAAACTCTAATGGATCTCAATGGATTTAACGCGCTGGAAATTCAGCCACAGTCAACATACGAACCACTCCCAGCCGATTGGTATAAGTGTGTGATTGCCAATGCTGAAGAAAAACCGAACTCAAAAAGAACTGGCTCATACCTCGAACTGAGGATTGAGGTTATAGATGGTCAATATCAAGGGCGTTTAGTCTTTGATCGACTAAACCTAAAGAACCCAAATTCTGTTGCTGTAGAAATAGCACAGAGATCTCTATCATCGATATGCCGTGCGATTGATGTTCCAAGCCCAAAAGACAGCGCAGATTTGCTAGACAAACCAATGATGGTTAAATTGGCTGTGCGTCCAGCAGAAAATGGCTACGAGGCATCAAACGAAGTGAAGGGCTATGAGGCTGCGGGTGCGGTCAAATCTGTTGGTGAGGGACTGGGGGCTGTGGCTCCTGCCGCATCAAACGGATCTGCCACACCACCTTGGAAACGATAGTTCTATTCTATGATGGGGCGGCTGGTCTGCCCCATTTTATGAGTAGAAAGAGAGCAGAAAATGAACTTAGAGCCCTACGCCACGCCCAAAACAATTGAGGCGATTTACCAACACTACAAAGACAAACGCAAGAACGAGCATCGTCCTCATCTTGGCGGCAGTCAGATTGGCAATCCATGCAGCCGCGCATTGTGGTATCAGTTTAGACACGCTTGGACGCCTAACTTTGATGGGCGTCTTTTGCGTTTATTCGAGACTGGTGATCGAGAAGAGGATCGCGTTGTGTCGAACCTTCGAGCGGTTGGTGTGACGGTCTGGGAGCGAGATCCAGACACTGGCAAACAGGTCAGGTTCGAGGCCTGTGGTGGACATTTTGCTCTATCATTGGATGGCGTTGGGGAGGGCTTTGCGGAAAGCAAAAAAGCTCACACTCTTGAGTTCAAAACGATGAACGACAAAAATTTCAAGGCCACCAAAAATATGGGCGTCCAGAAATCCAAGCCAATTTACTGGGCACAATGCCAGATTGGTATGCATCTCGCTGAAATGGATCGCTGTTATTTTATAGCTGTCAACAAAAACACAGATGAGATCTATGGTGAGAGGATCAAGCTCGACAGGGCAGAAGCAAAAGCGCTGATTAGCAAAGCTGAAAACATTGTATTCTCTGCCCTACCGCCAGATAAACTGCACGATGATCCGAGTAATTGGCAGTGCAAGTTTTGCCCTTACTGGGCTGTGTGCCACGGCTGCAAGATTCCAGAGGTTAGCTGTCGGACGTGCAGCCATGTGACGCCAGAGCAAGACGGCACTTGGAGCTGCTCAAAGGGTAAGCCTACTGTCACTTGTGATGAGCATTTGTACATCCCACAGATCATGCCGCCAGACCTAGAGGTGTCAGACGCTGGTGATGATTTTGTTGAGTATGAGGATCTGGACAGCGGAGAAATAATCCGAAATCAAAACAACAGCCGCGAGATATTTGAGTCGAGGATGCGTGATGAGTGATAACAGGAACCTTCAAAAGTTGGTGCGGAAAATTATCAATGTGATGCCAGATGAAATCAGCGATGACCAATTGGTGTGTATAATACTGAATTTGGTGATGTTATATTCGCGCCACGAAAATTGGCCAAAAATTCAAAATGACGTTGGAATTAATATTGTCATGGAGGTGATGGGTAAAAAAAATGATGTCAGACGCGCCGTCCAAGATGCGGATGATTTTTTAGGGAGGATTGTTAATGACATTTGAACTTCGAGATTATCAGAAAGAGGCTGTCGATGGCCTGTACAATTACTGGGCTGGAAAGGCTGGTGATAACCCTCTGATTGTTGCGCCGACTGGATCTGGCAAAACGGCTATTATCGCGCAGTTGATCAAGGATGCCATGAGCTATCCTGACACCAGAGTTCTGGTTGTAACGCATGTGAAAGAGCTTCTGGAGCAAGGCGCAAGTGGGCTGCTAAAACTCTACCCAGAGGCTGATTTTGGCGTATACAGCGCAGGGTTAAGGCAGAAGGTTCTAGACCGCCCAATCACGTTTGCAGGCATCCAGAGCGTCTGGGAGAGGGCGTATGACATTGTGCCAGCTCCTGACTTGGTTTTGATCGATGAGGCACACCTATTGCCCAAAAATACTGAGACACGATACAATCGATTTATTGCCGATCTGAAGGTTTGCAATCCACTGGTGAAAGTAGTTGGGCTTACAGCCACGCCGTACCGATTAGACACAGGATATTTGCATCAAGGAAAGGGCAGAATCTTTGATGGCATTGCCCATGACATACCTGTGGGGATGCTGATGGAGCAGGGGTATCTCTCCCCGGTCATCTCGAAGGGTGGTGTTAAGCAGATTGATTTGACAGGTGTTGGAAAACGAGGCGGTGAGTTTATCGAAAGCCAGCTTGCCACGGCTGCGTCTGATCCAGAATTGGTCAAATCAACTGTCGAAGAAATTGTAGATCTGGGGTCTGATCGAAAAAGCTGGCTGGTGTTTAGCAGTGGAATAAATCATGCAAATATGCTGGCTGATGAGTTCGAGGGGCAGGGGATAGACGTTGGTGTGGTGACAGGTGGCGACAGTAGTGCAGTGCGCGAGAGGACCATTGCTGATTTCAAGAGCGGTCAACTGCGATGCCTGATTAATGTGAACGTGCTGACCACAGGATTCGATCATCCAGAAGTGGATCTGGTTGCGCTTGTTAGAGCGACAGCTTCGACTGGCTTGTATGTTCAGATGGTTGGGCGCGGGACGCGGATTGCTGACGGCAAGGAAAATTGCCTGATTTTAGACTACGGCCAGAATGTCGAGCGGCATGGCTTCATCGATAAGGTAAAGCCAAAGGACAAATCGGCAGGCGCGGGGGATGGCGAAGCCCCTGCAAAACAATGCGAGAGCTGCCAGACGATGGTTCACGCAGCCTGTCAGATCTGTCCATCGTGTGGGTTTGAGTTCCCTGCTCCGACACTCAACCACAGCGCAAGCAGCTATCGTGGGGCCATGCTATCGTCACAGGTGCAGTCTGAGTGGGTTGACGTTGATGACGTTAAATATCGTCGGCACAGCAAGGCTGGTAAACCTGACAGTGTGAAAGTCACTTACAAATATGGTTTTTTTGAAGAGGTCTCGGAATGGCTTTGCCCAGATCACGGCGGCTATGCGTCAGGCAAATATCAGCAGCGTAAGCGCCTATTAAATTCTGAGGCTGACACGACTGATGACGCCCTAAACGAATGTCATTTTTGGACAACGCCCAGTCGAATAAAAATTAAACCATCCACCCACAATCCGAAATACAAAGAGGTTGTAGAGTTTGATTATACCCAAGTGGAGATAAAAAATGAGGCGCAAAGTAAGGACTTCAATCGTTTCGGTGACGAGATACCCTTCTGAACACGATGAACAGGTTGGATTTGTTAATTGGTTTCGAGCTAAGTTTCCAAGAGTTTTGATATTTGCCATTCCAAACGGCGGCAAGAGATCGATCTCTGCTGGCAAAAAGTTCAAGGCAGAGGGTGTTGTGGCTGGGGTTCCAGACCTGTTTATCCCTGAGTGGAACTTGTGGGTGGAGATGAAACGAGAACGCGGTGGGCGACTTTCCCCCGATCAAAAAGATATGATCGCCTACCTTGAGGGGATTGGCCACTGCGTGGTTGTGGGCAAGGGCGCGAAGGATGCTTCGAAGCAGATTATGGATTTTAAAAAATGAAATTAAAATATCACTGGACAATTAAAGACGATGGACTGAATATTTATGAAGAGGGTGTGAGGGTTGCGAAAATCGATCCTGATCAATTCAAACATTTAGTTGCAGAATTAACAGAGCATTTAAGGTGGCAAGAAACTATAGAAGGATAGAAAAATGGGTGATGAATCTTTACGGCCAGAGCAGAAAGCGCACTTGAGATTTTTGAGACATCAGGTTGATACATGCCAAACCGAGGCTCTTCGAATTGTCGCTCACCCCAACGTCACGCAGGACATGTTCAGAGCATGTAATGAATTAAAAAAATACAGAAAATCCTTACAGCGCGAAGGCGTTAAAATTTAATTTAAAAAAAATGCACTTCCTCTATTGTAATCTGTGACGGATGTCATATGTTGGTTGTGTAGAGAGAGAGGAAATAAAATGTTTACTAAATACGCAATCACCATAATCGACACAGTTAGCACGCGCGATGGATCACGCAGCCACACTGCTAAGAAAGCCTACTTCGAAAAACTCAGCAGCTATAATGGTTACTTACATGCCAGCTCAACAGTCACGACTACCTTCGACAGCCAAGAAGCTGCTGAAAATTTCATCGAAGAGCTGCCTGTCAGCCACTGTGGTGAGTATAATAACAAATACGAATATGGTGTCGAAGCTATCGAATACACCCACGCAAACCACAGTGGATGGTCTGACGTACATCCATATGAGATCGTGCGCGTTGTATCCCCAAAGACAATTGAGATCCGCGTGATGGATGCGGAACTGGACAAAAATTGGAAGCCTGAGATCATTGCTGGTGGCTTTGCTGGTCACTGCACAAACCAAGGCGCTCAGAAGTGGGATTACAAATCAAATCCTGAATACACCGTGATCCGCGCTCGCCTTCGCAAAGATGGCTATTTTCACTCAGCCAATGGACGCCACGTTTTGTCGAAGACGCCTCACAAATTTCACGATTATAATTTTTAATAAATAGGGGCTTCGGCTCCTTTTTTTTGCCTACCCCCCCTTGTAATCTGTGACAAATGTCATATATTAGTTATGTAGAGAGAAAGGAAACACTATGAAAAATGTAAACATCAAACCAGTCAACAATGGCAAAAAAGCAGCAGACCGCAATCGCTACTGTGGCCCAGCCGTCATCAGCGCAGTCACTGGTATGACTACTGGAGAGGCTGCTCGACTGATTCGTCATGTTGGTGGACGCAAATCCATCAAAGGCTCAACTACACATGAAGTCATAAGATCTCTTGAGATGTGTGGCATTAGAGGTCAGCACAAAACATTTGGACTTGATCTTGATCGTAGCAGTGGAGTGACACTAGCTGGCTGGCTCAAGTCTACAGTCAAAGAACGCACAGCCAATCGTGTGTTTTTGATCGTTGCTGGTTGGCACTGGCAACTGGTTCAAGGACGCCGCTACGTTTGTGGGATTGTTGGTGATGTGGTCAGCATCAAAGACAAAAAGGTAAAACGCCGTGCGCGTGTAGCCGAAGTCTATGAGCTTACATCAATGGGCGCGATCACTACGCCCAGCGAGGCTATAAAGCCAAAGCGTGTGGCGTGTGGTGCAGACAGGGATCGTGGCAAAGCTCAACGCCTAGCAAAGAAGATGGGCATGGAGATCACCATTGAGCGTTCTGGGTATGGAGAGAATGCGTACTGGATCGATTACGAAAGTGAAGACGATTATGTAGATCTTGGCGTAATCGAAGGCCACTGCTCATACGACTGGCAAGAGGTGTTCTGGAAGCTCCAAGAAATCGAGCAGCACCAACAAAAAAAGGCAGCATAAATTAATTGGGGCTTCGGCCCCTTTTTTTGCCTACCCCCCCTTGTAATCTGTGACAACTGTCACTATCTATAATGTATAGAGAGAGAGGAAATCAAAATGACACGCATCGACACACACCGCCCAAGCGCCATAGAGCCCAGCGAATACGCATTTGTATCTTTCCACAGCCATCGCGCCGATGATGTATGGGAATCAATTTCAGAGCAGCAAGCGTTTCGCTCACACATGATATCGACTGGCGCAAAATTCTCCACCCATAGCCATGGTGGTTCGTGCCATGTGTGTGGCGCTCACGCTTATACCGTAGCACGTTTTCATCACGCGCCCACAAACACTTATGTCGAGGTTGGCGAAATCTGCGCCGAAAAATTGCACAGCGGCGAAGCGCTTAACTTTCGCTCTTTTCGCGCAAAGGCCAAGGCTGGAATGGAAGCTGCCGCTGGCAAGGCTAAGGCAGAGCGCTTTCTTAAAGACGCTGGCGTGACTTGCGCTTACGACATTTGGCTACAGAAAGACTACGATAATTGGGAATGGGAGGAAGCGACTATTTTCGATATCGTGAGCAAGCTAGTTCGCTATGGCAGTATCAGCGACAAGCAAGTAGCGTTTATTTCCAAGCTGATGAAAAAGATTGATGACCGAGCGGAAATCGCAGCTCAAAGAGCCGCAGAAGCCGAAGCCGCTGCGCCAATTCCTTGCGACGGTGAGCGCATTCACGTTCGCGGTGAGGTAATTACAACCAAGTATGTAGAAACCAATTTTGGCGAGATCCTTAAAATGCTTGTGCGCCACGCTGACGGTTGGAAGGTATGGGGCAGCGTCCCTGCGAGTATAGATCCTTTGCGCGGTGACATCGTAACTTTCGACGCCAAGGTAAACGTCAGTAAGGATGACGAAAAATTCGGGTTCTTTAGCCGCCCGACTAAAGCAAAAATTTTGGGCGCATAAGCGCCCATACTAACCAAGAAGATTACTAATAATGTACGGTAAAAATCTCCGCGAATTTATCTTGGCGCTACACGGTTTTGACATCGTGTGGCTTCCATCCGACAACAGCGAGCAGCCACCATTTTAGAGAGGAAATGAAATGAAAGTAAATGAACATGGATCACCCGCCGATAGAGGAAGTGCCGACGCTTACTATGGACGCAGAATGAACCCACACTGGTGGCCTAGCGGCTCCTACGAAGGCAAGCGCGTTGAAAGCAAGGATATGTCCCAATCGCAGATAGATGCCTATGTAGAGGCTTATGAGGCGCAGGACAGCTTTAAGGACTGGTAGCCTTACTGGGCTGCGCTTTGTACTCTGGTTGACACATTCGGGTCCATGCTGTTGATCAGGCTTTGTAAGGCTGGAGAATCGTTAACTTCCTCAACAGGCTGTTCCATTGGGGGAGTGATTTGCCCATCAGCTCCTGCAACAACTGCTGTTTCCAGAAGTGCGCGTCCAGCTCCCGGCCCCATTTCAACACTCTTTAACCAGCGCTTGTAAGCTGGAGATCTCTCAAGTTTATCTAAAGCAGTTTGCAGAGCGACTTGATTAGCTGCAAAGTCTGCATCCACAAGGCTCTTGAATGCTGCGCTGTTGAGCAAGTTACCAGCAGAAGCTACCCGATCAGTTTTACCTGAACTAAGCAATACATCAGTGATAAGATCGGCAGCAGCCCCTCCTGCTGGACCACCACTTACCACCCCACCGCCCGCAGCAGCTCCACGGACAACCCTTCGACCCAATGAGCTGTTCCAAACTCTCATCGCAATATTTTCTGCGGTTAAGCCTTCTAAGATCATAGCTTGGTTAGCCTTACCAGTCTGAGAGACACGGCCGCGAGCTTCAGTGATTCGCTGAGATACGTTTAACAGATCAGTAAGGAATTGATCACTGTCAGGACCAAGTATGCTGACAATTTTATTATATATCGGCTTGTTCTGCTTTAGACCTTTTATGATCTTTGCATACTGAGCAAAACCAAACGGCAAGTCGCTTGCACCACCGGGAAGCGATAGAGAGTTAATTGCAGTTGCAATCGCTTCTTTTTGAAGATCTTTCGGTATAACTTTTAAAATTTTATTTAGGCCACCAACATCACCCCTAGTCCCTGCTGTAACGGCAGTTCTTAGCTTTGAAGCAATGCTACCCTCAAGCTCTTTTCCAAAAGCATTTACAATTCGGGTTTCAAGAGCTTTTTGTTTAGCTGTAGTCTGATTGGCTAAACGTAATTTTGCTCGAAGGTCTGCACCTCCAATTTCATCAACAGTTAAAAGCTGGTCTTCAGATAAAGCTGCATACATGCGTTTAAGCGCAGATTGGTTCACATCTCCGTATGGACCCTGACCTCTACCTATTCCACGGCCAATATCTTGCTTTAGACGAATCAAAGCAGCATATGTTAGTGGTGTATCTGGGTTCGTCAGTTTATCAAAAAGTAGCCTTTCTGTTGAGCTGAGATTGTCCAAACCTCCCAATTCATCAGTCAGCTCATCAAGCAAAATGACAGTGTTGTTCCCAGAAGCTAAAGTTGATTTTGGAACTTGAGCGTCAACATCGTTGTACAAATCTCCAGCAGCTTTTTTAAGAGCAGCTTGAGATGCTGTAATATTTCTAAAAACCTTATCTGAAACGGAAGCAAGATCTGGGCTTGCGTTGATTGCTGCCATCGCTTCGTCTGCGGCATTAGAAGCATTTATCACAATAGTCTCGAACTGTCCTGCTGCTTCAGATGCCTTTAAGTCACGAGTCATCGCGGCAGCATTCTTGAGCAAAGGATTATCACTAAGAACGTCAGGTGGTAAATCGATGCCTAGCCGTGCAGCGGCAGCGGCAGCTTCTGGGTTTGTCTTGGCCTCTTTTGCCAGCTTTTCAATTGCAGCTTGAGAACCAATCCCACCTTTAGATGCTTGCCGCAACAATGTGCCAAGCTCTTTGGGCGTCAATTGAATTGTATCAATAGGGATTGACGTGTCAGGAAGAGCGTCTTCAAGAGCTTTCTTTTCAGCGTCTGTAAATTTATCAATAGTTTTATTTATGCTTCCTCTAGAGCCTCTTGGCTTTGCAATAGTTCCAAGAGATCCAGCAAAAGCATCTGGCATTGCCATAATGTCTCTGGCTAGACGTTTTGCACCACTTTCGCTCATGCCAGCTTTTACGGCAATATCAGCCATGCCGCCTACGATATAACCTAAAGAGCCAGAGGCCTTACCACCAGCAAACGCTCCTACATCACCAGCAAATTCTAAGATATTTTGAATGACCTGTGGAATAGGGATTTGAAGACCGTCTTCAGAGTATAAGGCCATCTGATCTGGCACATCGACAACGCCTTCAGTTTGCGCTTGAGCAGCCAAATCGAACCCCGGAGCTGAAAACTTACCGCGTAGGTTTGTTGGCCCTTGCTCTGTTTCTACTGAACTAAAATCGTCAGAATCAGCGGGTGGGGGAAGCATTGGGTCAATGTTTTCAGTACCCAGAGCGGCTTGCTGCCGTGCTTTTGCTTGGCGTCTTTTTGCTTCTCTGCGCTGTTCTTCTGTGGCCATGATTAAAACCCTAACTCAGTCATTCGTTTATCCCACGCATCAAATTCAGCATCGGTCAAAGAGTCTGTATCAATTTCTCGCAATTGTTGAATTGGCATAACAGAAAAATTGAAATTATTTTTTATTTTCCTGCGATTTGCGTCAATGCGTCTAGATTCTTCCTGATCAGCTTTCTTCTTGCGTAGCCAATCACCAATTGTCTTGTCACCATCAGATAAGAAAATTGCCTGCTCATTTAAATAAGCCATTAACTTATTCTGAGCATCAATTTTTTCTTGCAGCCAACCAATCAACTGTTTTTCTGGCATGTTTGTTGGCAATGCTGTATTAAGCGCCATGTTTAATTCGCTTTCGCTTAGTGCGCCGAAAGTAACAGATCCGACAACATCTAAACCAAGACGATTTTTGACGTTTTCAAGAGCAATTGTTGAGGCTTTCCAATTGGGCAATAGATCAGCAAGCTGACCAGAGTTTGCACCACCGCCGCCTTGATCTTCTGGGGTAAGAAGTCTTTTGGCTTCTTCTAAGTTCGAAATGTTTGTTCTAATTTCACCAACTTTTTCAAACGCAGCAAGTGCAGTATCTACGCCAACAGTGCCAGCACGTCTTGCACCTGATCGCTCACCTTGAATATCAATGCCACGATCTTCAGCTTCTTTGATAGCGACAGTACGAGCATCTCCTTCTAATTCGTTTCCAGCACCGTCTAATACTTTAGTAGTGCCGTCTTTCATTACGGTAACAACAACACCGCCATCAAGTATTTTACTTGCTTGAACTTCTGCTGCGTCTTCATTCGTATCGCCTTTACTATCAGTCCAACCTTCTGGTGGCACAGCAGCCCAACCTTGGCTTTCAAACTGTGCTGCATCAGTTTTATTTTTAACCACAACAGGATCAAAACCAGTTTTAAAGAACTTACGCTCTTTGAAGGTGGATGATGATGGATCTTTTGGAAGAGCGGAGGTTGGAAGGTGTAGGTTGGGGTCAAAAGAATTGCGAGGAATACTTGTGATGCTTTCATTAACAGATGTTTCAGGATCATCCGTAACCCCTTTAAGAACAACATCCATTCGGGTGTTGTCTTTAGAAGTCTTGTCAACGCTAGTAAATCTTGCACCTTGGTCCTTTAGTTCAGCAAACTGTTTAGCCGTCAAGTAATCTGTATATGCAGTTTCATAGCCAGTTATCTTACCGTCAGCATCTTTAATTGGCATAGAGATGCTGTATTCTTTTGGATCTTTATATGTGCCACCCTTTGGCTTCAGACTTGGAGCTAACTGCAACGCAGTCTGCATCCGCGCACGATCTGTTTCTGTCTTCTCTTTTTTCTTTGCATTTAGATAGTCAACTGGAGCCTGCATTGCCCCAACAGCAGAACCCAACACAGTCGCACCGGGCTGCGATGCACCGCGCCCCATTTCCAAAAAGAATTGCAATGCAGCTTCCCAAGGATTTGCCTCTGGTGCGTCAGGATACATTTGTCTGGCGTAATCCATAGCCAGCTTTCCACCTTTAGCACCACCCAACTGCGTCAAAATAGGGGCTAAAGCACCATTGCCGCCTAAGTCACTGATCTGACTTCCTGTTACGCCAAGGCGTACTTTACTATCTATCATTTGACCGACCCTCTTTAGCTATTCATCATCCTATAGCCGCTGTACAATGCACCAAGACCAGCTATTCCCTGTCCATAAATCGATGGGTTTTGCTGATAATTTGTGCCTAAAGTGTATCCACGACTTATAGTATTGTATGGAGTACCAGACAGTGCGCCAAGTGCGAAGTTGACCATCTCTTGTGGGTATGCCTTCTGGTCTAGGTAATCAGCGTAAGCCAAATCTAGCGCACGTTGATCTAGTATCCGTTGAGCCTCACCAGCAGATATCAATCCAGCAGCAGCTTGATTTTGTAGGCTCATTACATCAGAACTCATTCCTCTGTATGCATCCATTTGCGCGATGCGAGCCGCCTCATCTGTCTCAAACCCAGACCGTAGTGCATCTTCTGCACCAAATCTTGCAGCGCGTTGATCCCCATAGCGCCCATACCGAGCATCTTCTAGGCCAAAACGACCCTGACGATCTTCCATAAATTGACCGCGCATAACATCCTCTGCGCCGAAGCGAGCCGCCCGATCACGTTCTGACTGGGCGACATCTTGGTCATATCTGCTTGCCGCAAATCCAAGACCCTCACGCGCTGCTTGTGCGCGGAGATTACCAGCAGCCTGTGCGCCTTCGCCAGCCGCTGTACCCTCTAGGATACCAAGTCTAGACCCACCAAACGCTCCACTCCTAGCTGCACTTGCGCGAGCCTCATTTTGAGCGCGGGTAGTCTGCTCTTCAATCTCTCGAATAGCTGGGTCCATAGACTGTTGATAGATGTCCATATATGGTTGTGCGCTCTCCATTGAGAACGGATCTACGCCTTCGCCAAGAAGTTCTCTTCGCGATGCCCCCTGATAGTCACCCATCAATTCTCTATTTGTAGCAGCCTGAAAATCACCACCCATCAATTCAGAGCGACTAGCGGCATCGTAACCCTGACCTAAAGTGTCTGCGACTCCAGACGCTTTGTTCATATATGGGACATAATTCTGTGCGCCCTGTCTGAGAATATTCATTCCAGACTGTTCATCGGCTGTGAGCTTATTGCCACCGTAAGTTGCTACTCTCTCACCTGTGTAATTTGGGTAAGGAGATCCAGCTATACCTGTGGCTGAATTGAAGATCTCACGGCCAGCAGCAGCAACCCATGCTGGTATCTCTGTGCCTTCGACAGTTTCTCCTGCATCGGGTAACGCAGTGTATGATGGTGTGCAAAAACCGCCCATTTAAGCCTCCATGTAGAGCGAACCAACCTTAGATAGTCCAAGTCGCTCATAAAATTTATCTTTACGCTCGCCATCCCCCGAATAGACATGGCCTAATTTAATTTTGATATTTGCTATCTGCGCCAATTGCATAAAGCTCTTTATCAGTTGTACAGCGATATTTGACTTTCTATGTTCTTTATAAACGAAAAACCACATATCAGCTAAGTATTTCTCTTTTGACCACCAATCAGAAGTTTCCATGCCTGCGATTGATCCAGCTATTTTCCCATTTAACTCAAAAATTAATATAACGCCTTTATGCAAAGCATTTTTAATTGCTGATTTTAGTGTCTCAGGATCGACTGGTGACGTGCCTCGAATAGTTCCTGAATGCATGACTTTCAACATCATGTAAATCTCAGAAAAATCTTCAGCTTTCGCCATTCTAATCATTAACCCATACCACCTAACGCGCCCATCTGAGCCTCTGCTTGGGGGGCTTGTGCTCGCTGCTGGGACATTGCGCCATCAGAATCAATTGCTTGAATGAGAGAACGTAGTTCTGGCAGTAACATTATTAATGCCTCTGCTGCTTCTGGCGTTATGGCTCTGTCTAGCATAGCTAATTGCTCTTCTGTCATAGCACCAAGTCGAGCGACTAGAACCGCCGCAATCTTTTCAGATGGCCTTTTGATGTTTTCTTGCGCCATTGCAACTGTTTCGTTGTCAATGTTAGGAGCCTCATCTTGGCCTTGGCGCATGTTAGCCCCTTCCATGTCTGGCATGGGTGGGCGATCCATTCTATTCATTTCTTCTGCCATAATCTTTTCCCTCTAGAAAAATTTCGATAAGAACCTGACGATGCCGCCAGATCCCGGTATAATTGCATTTGCCACATAACTCAGAACAGTAGTCTTTGCTGCGTCTTTAATTGCATCTATTGGATCTGCGCCCATTGCCACTTGCACAAATGTGTCTGCAATCATACCACCCGCTGCGGCTTTAGCACTGGAAGTAAGGCCACCACCTTCAGCAAAAGGATTTAATCTTTGACCAAAAGTTAAATCTTGATTGCTTGCCGCTAAGAAATCTTGGCCTTTTTTGAGTCCAGTTGGCTCTATTGGAGAGTATCTATTATCTGGATTTAATTCTAATTTTACTTCTTCTTTTGGAGTTAAAAATATTTCTTTATCACCAACTGTATAATTAGGCGTTTTACCTCCAAGAAACTTATTTAATGGATTGACGGTTGCAAAAGATTCTTTGAAGGCCGATCCGTAGTCGCTACCTAGTGGTCCTGCTACACCGTCAGTAACACCCTGACCAATCAAAGATGTAACAAAATTAGAACCGAATCCAGCCGCCGCTGCTCCTGCAAGTTTTTGAGATGCCCTTTCAGCTTCGAGCTGCATTGCTGCCTGCTGTGCGTTTATGCCATGCTTTTTTTCGAAATCATCGTTAATTCTATCAATTTCTTCTTGTAGTTTATCTTCATCTTCAGGGTTGTATGTATATGTCCCTGTTTGTTGTGCCTCTACCCAATTAAAGTATGGCATGAGATCTGTGCCATATCTTTTCTGCAATTCACCTTGCTCAAGGTTTGGATCATTTGATTGAAGTTCAATTGTCGGTAGCGTGATTGTGCCATCTTCATTTGTGATTGGATCATCAATAGTAGATCCAACAACATTAGCTAATGCACCAATATTTGGAGTTAATTGAGGGACCAAGTTGGCTCCAACTTTACCGACATCAAATGCATTTGTCATTATAGCCATCAGCTAACCTCCAAAAAACTAGCTACAACATGTAAGCGATCCGCTGTCGCTGCCGTAACCTTAACAATTTCATTCTCTTGAACCACAAGTGGCCCAGTTAATAGCTCTTCAGTAGAAGGGCCAGACACTGCCTTTACACTGTACACCGAAAAAACACTGCTGTCTGCATCTGTTATAGTAACAGTAATTGTATCGTTATGAGAGCTATCATTACACACCAAAAAAGATTTAAAAATAGCAGTAGTCGCACCGGGGCAAGTATACAGCGTTGTTACGCTAGTGCTTGTTAGGTCAACTTTTGCATTTTTATAGTTGTTTGCCATTACGCCATAAACCACGCTGTGGCTTCAGCCTGATTTGTTGCTGCTGTTAAGCCAACTGAGGCAGCAAAATATGTGGCTTGTTTTTCAAGTTCTAACGTATTGGTAAGGCGAGCCATGTAGCCCTGACTATAATTGTCAGGTGGAGATGGTAGCCGTAAAACTGCTAAACCTGTTCCTGTACTCATCTCAATCCATCCACTCTTGTATTGATCCTAAAGTCTCCCAAAGACCAGTCATCTTCAGTTCCTGTCGTTTGGAACTTTACACTCATTTGTCTACCTTTAGCTCGTACACTAACTTTTTCTGTCGATTGGGTCATCGCAAATGGACCCTTAGTTGTTTCAGGCGCAGATGGGTATTTGCGCGTATTGAGGTAAAGATCCATAGACGTGCTAGTTGACATATCTACGTTTGGCACAATTTTATCCACCATGTAAAGGTTTTCACCTTCAGCCGTGATTTCTCTTGGTGACGTTTCGATGTATGCGTTCATGGCCGCGCCATCTGCGCTTGTGCCTGTCTCTTGGTTGTACAGGTATCCATTATGGTCAAACGCAAACGGAACTTCTCTAGCCCCAAAGCTGTCGTTCCAACAAGTTCTATCCATAGACCCAATAGACCATGATCCATCTTGGTAATTGTATGTCGCATAACTGTCAGGTTCTGGATTTACTGTCCCTGCTGTGTTGTCATTGCTGACATAGAACCAAGTAACTTCCTTGAACTTTTTGTTATGTCCAACCACAACCTTATCAATATATCTCTCTTGCATCCTGTCATAGATAAAATATTTCACTGGGCAGGGCAGCTCTTTGACAATGCCGTCATAGGAAAAGAAGTTTCTCTTCCCCATCCAGAAGACGTTGCCATCAACGCCAATCATAGTGTTTAGCCCTGCCGCCCCAGCGTCTGTGGCAAGCAACCTAAATGAGAAAATGAATGGAGCGCCAACAAAGGTCATGCCGTAAATGGCTTCATCTGTAGATATGATGGTTTCTTCTCTTGCCGAAGCTATTGCGACAATCTCTGTGCCTATCTGGAGCCTCTGATCACCCGCTGTGTTCAAAGCAGTTGGCCCAAACTTTGTAAAATCTTCTTGCGTTGACCAGCGCACAAGCATGCTGTCAAAGTTACCGTTTCCATCAGCAGCATATGCCTGACAGCCACCAGCTATAAAGTGACGATCAGGAAATGATACTGTAGTGACACGCGCCAATGTTGGCACACTTTCAGCTCCAGCCAAAGATGAAACTAATACCGCTCTATTGCCAATGCCGCCTGATGTATCCCAGTAATATATTGCACCATTTCTGACTGTAGCAATTAGATCTTCGCCCCATAAATTTAGGTTCCAAGAGCTGTTATCTAGAGAAATATCTGAATTGGAAGTCGATCTAGCAGTTCCCCACGCTTCAGCCCCCCAAGCGCCAATTCCCCAACCAAGTGCAGGATCAGAGCTTTGCGCTCCAAGTTTGTCCTGAAGACCAATTAAGTATTTAATTGCAACTGCATTTCCCCCACCCGCTGCAACTGTTGATGTTGCATTTGTTGGCAAAGTTATAGTGTATCTATTGGCATCTAGAACTGTAATTTGATATCCGTAGTAAGCGTTGATCTCATCAGCAGTGATGCCGCCAATTGCAGTAGCTCCACTGACCGCAACCCAATCACCTGTCTCGCCGCCATGAACAGCGTCTGTTATAGTTACAACCGCACTACCGTCAGTTGTAGCTAGTGGGTTTATAAGTGTCTGAGTTACAGCAGACCCATCCACATGTGTAGCAGCGCTTGTGCTATGTGCGCCTCTTGTACAGCCTGTCAGGGTGAGTGTGCTAATGCCTGTGTATGTAATGATTTCACTGTCGATCAGCACATTCCCAGTGGTTGTAAGCCCAGCAACGCTTGCCAAATCGATTTCTGTTTCGCTCGCGTCTAAAGCCTCAGTCGTAGTAGTTGCATTGTTTGATACGTCACGCAGTGGTGTAATGTCGTATAGGTGGCCATTCTCAAGAATAAACAAGTGATTGTGTGTACCAATCGCCATGTAATCCTCACCGTTTGTGTTGGCTCTCCAAAATACAGATTTACGCGCAATGCCGATCAGAGGGACAGCCGTTGAACTCACTGATCCATCTGGGTTTAGACCAAGCATCTCATCGTTTTGCCAACCACCAATTTTAGTAGGATATCCATTACGAAAACGAACTAAATTACCATCGACCCAATATGGACCATTCTTACCAGCAGCATACTCTGTGATATCTTTAACAATACCGGGGTCATATTTAAGAAGCTGTAAAGGCATGTTCTACTTCACCCACTCATATACTTTTTTAGTTTCTTTTATACGATGATCTAGACCTGTATAGCCGCCGTTAATCCGTTTGGTTAGACGTTTAATTGCACCATCATTAACACCCTCATCACATATTTTCCATAGGTTGTTTGCCTTGAAGAACCAAATGGCTGTATCCATCGCGTAATCTTCTTCTAGAAGAGATGGATCTGTTAAAACTTCTGGCTTTCCCATATCACTAGAAAATGCTTTTACGTTGTTATACCCTGTCAATTGGATAAAGCCTCGCCCTATGTATAGACTGGCTTTTTCTTTTGTGTCATTGCCCATTCTGCCAAAATATACGTTTTCAGCTAATGCCTTTGAGTTTCGGGCGTAAGGTTTTGCACTTTCTTTTGTGGGGAAGCGGCTAGGCCATACACGCATCATAGATTCTACAGAATAATTTAAGTTTTCTCTCACAAAACGAAATGTACCTGATTCATGTATCACTTGCCCAAGCAAGTGTGCTCCACGCTCTGGAGACAGATCATAATGTTTTACAATACTCCGCGCTGTGTTGGGACCGAATGCTCCATCTGGGCTACACCCACACTTCTTTTGCAGTAGTTTTAATGCATTACTCATTTCTATTTACCCTTACTTTATGCCAGCCATATACAGCTTAACTTCAATCTCTTTCAGCCTGATTTCCATTGCTCTGACTCGGGCGATAGCATCAGCCACTTCCGGCGGCGGTTCAAAATCGTCAATCCAGTCATCGTTTTCCTCAACCTCAATAGCCAACATCTCTAAGTTGTGCTCCAAAAAACTTAACCGCTCACTAACCCCAAAATAAGCCCAGACACTTACCGCTGTAGCAGCAACCAACGCTAGTAGGTTTTTGAGAGGTATCGTAAACTCTGAGCTTTCGGAAAGTTTGGTCATCGCTTCCTCTTAAAGAAGGCTTGCGCCCCTCTCACACCGAAACTCGCTGAAATTGCAATTCCAAGGCTGTAAAAATACCAGTCTGGCGCTTTGTTAAGCTGCTCAAATCCACGATCAACCCAGCCTTCTGCACCGGGTATCCAACATAAAATTAAGGGAATCGACAGGACAATTACGAAAAATTCGTCCTTCCAACTGGATTTTGCGCCTTCTGCCATAATGCGTTCCCAGTCGGCAACGCTTGTTTCTTTTGACATCAATATCTGAGCCTTGGCTTTGGCCTCGGTTAGCTTTAACTCTGCATTCGCGGCGTTCTTGTCCACTTTGCCTTGTAGCCAAGCGCCAGCGAGATTACTTACTGGGCCTATCAGTGCTTGTAGCATTTTTGTTCTCCATTGCATTGAACCCGAAATATGCCGCAACAACTCCACTAGCTCCAATTACATAGACACTTGCTATATCCGTAATTAGCTCCGCAGCGCGTTCTAGCCCAGTCCACACGGCTATTACTATAATTATTGGGTAAAGCAGCATCCCAGCGGCACATGCTATTGTAAGCCGCCTCTGCGTGTCTCTCTTGGCGTTCTGATCGTCCATTCTCAGCCGACGATCTTCCATCATCAACGCACGCTCATCCGCGTCGATCTTGCCGTTTGCGTTTAAGTCGTACTGTTCTTTTACCATCTAAGAAATACTCCGCTGCGCGTTTGTCTCGCGTTATTATAACAACTTTTTCTGATTTGTCATATACAACATATTTACCGCTTTTATTCTGGTGTAACCTCAAAACAATATGTCACTGTATTCTGATTAACGATTAAGACCTTGGCTTCATTTTTAGCGCTAATGCACTCATTTCTGGAGCTAAATTGCCCCAACTCATAACTCGTTATGTTATTGTTAATTATGTGAAACCATACCAACACCCACATCAGTAGTTACCGTTCCGTTCATTATACAGGTACAATACGAAAACCAAAGACGCGATGCCGCCGAGGAGAAGAAGCCCAATGATAATTGTGTTTAAACAATTATCTATGAACTCCTGCTTCTTGTACACTAGATCCTTCTGAATCTTTCGTTGCTCGGCTTCCATACGGAGAATTTCCTCCCAAGCAGACGGTCCATACGTCCAAGATATGTGACTTTTCAACTCCTCACGCATCTCTTTTGCTTTTTGCTTATGCGCCCAAAGCTCAATCGCGTCAGTTTCGGTGTTCGAAAACATCTTATAGGCGGGAGGTTTAAGCGCACGTTGCTCAAGATAATCAAGATCAGACATGGCCTTTGACCACTGGCCTACAGTCCCGGCCATGCCACTAATATCCCGGCCTATGTCGATTGCTTGTTTAATCCCCTGAAAGCTAGCACTCAAAGCTGCCATTATTGTTACAGGGTCCACCTCATCAACCCATCTTAGTTAATACAGCCACCAGTAGCGCAATGATAGAACCAGTAGCAGCCAACATAATGTGCTCCATCCTCTTGACACGACTGAACAAATCTTTGAACTGAATTTTTACTTCAGTCTTTATGGCAATGACTTCTTTTTCCAAGCCATCAATCCTTTCATGTGCAGATGCTACTGTTCTTTTATCCATTGTAGGTATTCCTAGTTTACGACTTCAGCCTCTTCGACTTCAACCTCAAGCGATTTAATTAGCATATCTGCAAAAGCCTGTTTGCCAACATGCAGTTGATCAAGATTGAACTGAGCAGATCCCACTTTACGATCAAGGTCTTTGATATGATTTACCATTACCTTTTGCTGATCTGTTAGCTCATCTTCAGTATAGTCTTTGTCGTTGATCGTAATGGTGTTTGTTTGTTTCTCAGCCATTGTGATCTCCTTTCGGTTAAGTTAAGCAGCCCAAGGATTTCCAGAGGCTTCGGTGGGGTTAATTTGTTTATCGATAGCAGCGGCAATAGCCGCCTCAGTATCTTCTTGTGATACGTTCTCCCATACCCATGCCTGAGCTTGC